AACATTAACAAATAATGGTACAATAAGTATGACAGCAAGAGGAGCTAAAGCTGGTGGCCAAAATGTATATTTGTGGCAAAATAAAAATGGAGAATATGAGTATATTCCTGCAATTCGGAGCAAATAAAACACAAAATACAGTAGCGAGTAATAAAAAATACGATTTTAGTTATAATTATAATGGATCAAGCGGATATCATAAATATGGAATTACTGGAAATAATGGAATAGGAAGACAAACTGGAAGCGGTGGAGCTGGTTCTGCGACAGTACATTATACAAGTTATGAAGCTATTGCTGGTGCTGGGAGTGAAGGAACTAGTTATGCAGGAGGAAGCCGGAGGCGGTGGAGCTGTAACTAGGACAAATGAAGTAAACGGAGAAAATGGAATTGCAGGGGGAAAAGGAGGAAACGGAAGTGCTTATGCTAGTTCTGGTGGTTTAACATGGTATGCTAGTGGTGGTGTATGAATTAAAGATGGGAATATTCAAAGTGCTTCATCTTCAGGAGTTAAAAATCAAATAATTACAATAGATGAATCTAATATTGAAAGTTGTGGATCTGGTGGATTACTAATAATTTATGCAAATAATATAGTTAATAATTCAAAAATAGCATCAAATGGTTCTATTGGAGTTAATAAAACAGCAGTGGATTCTCCAGGAGGAAGCTCAGGAGGAGGTTCTATAAACATATTTTATGGGAACAACTGTGAAAATAATGGAGAGATAACTGCAGTAGGAGGAGAAGCTGTTCAAACCAACATAAAAAGTGCAAAAAGAAAAGGCGGAAAAGGTGGAGATGGAACAGTTACCATTGGAAGAATTCTTGAAGGAACATTTGTAAAAGAATAAAAAAAAATGGGAGGATGGTATGAAAAAAATGTTATAACATTAGTATTATGTTGATGGAAGTATAAATACAGTGGGAATAATTTCAGATAATGAAGCAGATCAATATGATGAAAAAATAGATAAAACAACACACGAATATGCAACAAAATTAAAAGGAAATCAATTTGTGTGGATTCCATGTACAATAGACGAATATACAAAAATAGATTTTGGAATGTCTAATGCTTCATCATGGGACAGAAAGACAAATTCAGCTGAAAAAGAACAAATATAAAAGAGTGGATTTACTTATGCAAAGTTAAGGAATTAGTAGAAAATTGTAAATATTTTAGTAAATATAAATGACAATAATAAAATTTAAATTTATTATTGTCATTTATAAAATAAAGAATAAAACCAGAAACACCAGAATTATTTTCATATATAATTTATGATAATCAAGATGAAAAAATATAAAAATATTAATAGAAGTAAATGATGAAAAAGGAATAGAATATATAAGAGAACCAGATGGAAAAACAATAAATTGTAATGGAAAGACACAAGTATCATTAGATTATGTTGCAACTAAAAATAGTAATTTATCATTTACATTAAAAGCAAAAGGAGAGCAAGAAATATCAAAAAATATAACTTTAAATGATGAGACTATAAGTAATAATTCTGTATCAATCAGCAAAATAAAAGACATTGAAGGATATAAAATATTCGAAATAAAAAATAATCTTAGTTTAATTGCAGATAGTTAAAACCTATTATAAAATAGGCGAAAATGGCGATTGGGTAGAAGGAAAAGGAAAAATATCAACATTAGATTATGATTTAACCCAAAATGGTAAGGTAAATGAAGAAGATAATACGGTAACGATTTATGCAAAGATAGTAAATGAAATAGACAAAGATAATAAATTAGAAGATGTAGTTACTATTAGTCAAAAGTATGAAGTTAATACAGATTCAACCCAATCTTCACTTGAGGCAGATAGTTTAATAGATGCTGTTGAAAAATATAATTTTGATGATGGAGAATATAGTGTAAAAGTAGCTGAAGAAACATATAATTTAAAAGTGCAGACCTTTAATCAAAATTTAGAAATAGATGCTAACACAGAAATTGGTTCAGAAAATGATGTTGCAACAGAAAATGAAAATGCTAAAAGTATGGTAGTTTTAAAAGTAAATGGAGATTTAACGATAAATGAAGAGGCAAAATTAACAGCATATGCTAGTAAAAATGGTTATGGCGGACCAAAAGGAATGATGATTTATTGTACAGGAACATTAACAAATAATGGTACAATAAGTATGACCGCAAGAGGAGCTAAAGCAGAAGGACAAAATGTTTATTTATGGAAAAATAGTGATAATAGTTATGAATTTGTTCCGGCAGTTGGTGCAGAAGGAGGAGTAAAATCACAAGTTGTAGGAAATAGTATCTTTGGTGGAAGATATAGTAAAATAGGAAATTCTGGTAAAAATGTAATAAGTAGACAAACTGCAGGAGGAACTGGTTCAATTTCAGTAGGACAAATATTAAATGTAACATATACAAGTACGTATACAAATTATTAAAAAATAAAGCTTTATTATACTAAAATAAATTATGATTAGTAGATAAAGCTTTTTTACTTTACGTTGTTTAGGTTTTCCAATATTTGACTTTTTCTCAATTTTATAGTATAATGACCAAGACATTGCCAAAGGGCAAAAAAATGAGATTTTTTTAAAACCTAAAAAGTTTAAATATATAAAGAGAGAAAAGAAATAACAAGAACGGATTAAAAATTAAATAAAAAGGAAATTATTATAAGCAGAGAAGTTATAATAAATTATTTGTGCTTTCATTTTTCAATGGAAGAATTTAAACGATTAAAAGGATTTAATGAAATTCAAAATAAATTAATAAAAAGAAAGAGAGGAGAAAAAATGACACAAGAGAATTTAGACAAAAAGATAGAAGAAAAGACAGAAAAAGTAGAAAGAAAAACAGAGAGAAGAACAAGAGCACCAAGAAAAAATACAGGTGTAACAAGAAATGCAAGAACAACAAGAAGTTCTAGAACTACAAAAAATACAAAAGAAGAAAAAATAGAAAAAGGAGAAAAAACAGAAGAAACAACAGTAAAGAGAGAAAGAAAAACCGAAAATAGAATAGGAAAAAGAACAGAAAAAAGAGAAACAAGAAAATCAAGAGCAAATAATAATATATTCAAAAAAGGAAAATTAAAAATCATTCCATTAGGAGGATTACACGAAGTTGGAAAAAACATAACAGTATTTGAATATGAAGATGAAATAATAGTAGTAGACTGCGGATTATCATTCCCAGAAGATGATATGTTGGGAATAGATTTAGTTATACCTGATATAACATATTTACAAAAAAATGTAGATAAAATAAAAGGATTAATAATAACACACGGACACGAAGATCACATAGGAAGTGTACCATATTTATTAAAACAAATAAACATCCCAGTTTATGCACCGAGACTTGCAATGGGATTAATAAGAAATAAACTAGAAGAACATAAAATATTAAGAAGTTCTAAATTAATAGAAGTAATGCAAGGAGAAACAATTACATTAGGAAAAAACTTTAAAGTAGAATTTATAAGAAGTACACATAGTATACCAGATTCTGTAATGTTAGCAATAAAAACACCAGTAGGAACAATATTACACACAGGAGACTTCAAAGTTGATTACACACCAATAGATGGAAAAATAATGGACTTAGGAAGAATAGCAGAATTAGGAAATGAAGGAATACTAGCATTAATGTCAGATAGTACAAATGCTGAAAGAAAAGGATTTACAATGTCAGAAAGTTCAATAGGGCCAGTATTTGATAACTTATTTGATGGATGCACAAAAAGAATAGTAGTAGCAACATTTGCATCAAATGTTCACAGAGTTCAACAAATAGTAAATTCAGCAGTAAAATATAAAAGAAAAATTGCTGTATGTGGTAGAAGTATGATAAATATGATAAATACAGCAAGAGAATTAGGGTATATAGATTGTCCAGAAGATTTATTTATAGACATAGATATGATGTCAACATACAATGATGAACAATTAGTAATAATTACAACAGGAAGTCAAGGAGAAACAATGTCAGCATTAACAAGAATGGCTGCAGGAGACCATAGAAAAGTAAAAATAACTCCAAATGACTTAGTAATTATTTCTGCAAATCCAATACCAGGAAATGAAAAATTAGTATCAAAAGTAATAGATGACTTAATGCAAATTGGAGCAGAAGTTGTATATAGTGCATTAGCAGATGTTCACGTATCTGGACATGCTTGCCAAGAAGAACAAAAATTAATATTTGCATTAGCAAAACCAAAATTCTTTATACCAGTACATGGTGAATATAGACAATTAATTGCACATGCTGAAACAGCTCAAAGTATGGGAATACCAGCTAAAAATATAGTATTAATGGAAAACGGAAGAGTTGTAGAACTAAGTGAAGATGAAATAAAACTAGCTGGAATGGTTCCAAATGGAAGAGTATTAGTAGATGGACTAGGAGTTGGAGATGTTGGAAATATCGTTTTAAGAGACAGACAACACTTATCACAAGATGGTTTAATAGTAATAGTATTAACAATGGACTCTTCAACAGGAGAAGTAGTAGCAGGACCAGATGTAATTTCAAGAGGATTTGTATATGTTAGAGAATCAGAAAACTTAATGGATGAAGTAAAAAGTGTAGTAAGACATGAAATTAAAAAATGTGAAGAAAAAGAAATTAGAGATTGGTCTACAATAAAATCTACAGTTAGAGAAAACTTAAGAGACTATATATTTGTAAAAACAAAAAGAAATCCGATGATCATACCAATCATTATGGAGGTTTAATAAAATGTTGAAATACCAATGTTTTTTACACATTGGTATTTCTATTTGTTATTAACTTGTTATTAATAAAACAGTTTTTATTGATTCGAAGCTAGAATATATAACTTTTTTGGTTCATTGTAAGTAACTAAATTTATAGCTTCAAGTTTTTCTCTAACTGAAATATGAGTATATACATCTAAACCAACATTATCATTGCTATGTCCAATTATAGAATTTATAATTACTTGTTTTATATTTAACTTCTCTAATTCAGTTCTTAATGTGTGCCTTCCATCGTGTGCTGTGTGATGTTCTAGAAATTTATGTTTGTCGATAAAATTTTCTGTATAATGATATAGATAATAACCATAATTGGCTCTATTGCCATTAGGCATCATAAATAAAAATTCACTTTTAGGGTTGTAATATTTTAAAAAGATATTTTTAACATCATTGTGAATAGGGATTTCTCTGTTTATTCCAGCCTCAGTCTTTATTCCACCAACAAAATAATTGTCATTTAAATGTATGTTTTTGGTATAAATAAATAGCAGTTCATTTGCTCTACAACCTGTATAAATAGTAAGAAGTAAAATATCTTTCACAAATTCTTCTTTATAGTTTTCAGGTTTAATATTCCATAAATATTTAATTTGTTCATAAGTATAAGGAGTTCTTTCTTTTTTATCAGAAGGAAGACTACTAGATTTACTAATTGTTATGTATTGAGCATAACATTTATTTGTTAAATCTTCTTGAAAAGCATATTCATCAAGTTTTATATATAAATTTTTCATTATTCTTATTGTTTCAAATTTTTTTCCGCAATTATCTAAAAATTGTTGAAAATCTGATGTTCTTAATTCTTTATATACTTTATCATATAGTCCTTGTGAATTATTGTAAGCAGTTATCATACCTCTAGAATAATTAAAAGAATATTTTCCTATTGGTTTTATATGAGTTTCTTTTTCTAATTTAATTTCTTCAGATGTTGGAAGTTTTGCTTTTTTAAAAGCTTGAAATAATTGCTTAAATGTATAATTATCTTTTTTTACTTTTTCTATAATATTTTTATGTGGGTTTTGAACAGGAATAATAGGGTAAGGGATTTTAGGAAAAGTATCAATTCTATTATATTTGTCTTCTTTTATATATAAAGAATAAGGTTGTTTGTGATAGTTTTCTAAGCATACTAGCGCTTCTAATTCTGTTTCAAATGTATTGATATCATAATAAATACTTCTTCCTTGAATATCTTTTCCAATTGTTATTCTGGCTGAATAAGGCTTATTTCTGCCTTTTCCTAAAAATGCAACAGTTCCTTTTCCATTTGCTCTTTTCTTTAAAATTTTCATAGTAAAATACCTCCAAATTTCTTTAATTTATTTTTAATAAACTATTGAAAAGTGAAGGTATTTTCTGTATAATATTAGTACATTCACTTTTAATAGTGTTTGCAGGGAATAAATGTATCGGGTTGTGGTGATTTGATTACATCTATTCCTTTTTTATTTATATTAAACTAATATGCCATATTTTTCAACATAGAAGTTAACACATTCAATCATATATTTACAGTCTACATTGAAGTAGTCAGCCAACTCATACAAATTAAAACCTTGTATGAGTTTTTCTTTTAATTTTTGAAATGGAACTAAAACAGAGTAAGCCCATTTCATTGCTCTATATTCACATTTTTTCTTTTGGATGTTATCAGAATTAAGATAATATAAAGCATTACAATAATAATGTCCTAGTTCTTCAGCTAAAATTTCTTTTTCTTCAATACTATTATTTATTTGTTTATTATCTAAAGCAATATAATAGTTATTATCGATTTCAAATATTCTAGCTTTAGTATTTGTCCAATTATAATCTAAAATGTCTATTTTTTCATTTTCAGCGATTTTATACATATCTAAAGCATTCATAGCAAGACCTCTTATTTCTTTTCGTTTTTCTTTTTATTTTTTATAAATTCGACAAATCTATTTATTTCTTCAATGTCATTTTCATCCAATCCTTCTGTATTAATGCCATTATAATTTGCATAACGAAAATCGTTATTTATATCATTATTTGTATCAAAAAAATAATTTCCATCTTTTTCAAATATTTGACACATAAGTTGAACAGTATCAACATCTGGACTATTTAATCCTGATTCCCAATTTGCTATGGCTGTATTAGATGTTTTTCGACCTCTTTGTGTTAATTCTTCAGCTAATTGTTTTTGGGTCATCTTTTTTTCATTTCTGGCCTCTTTGATTTTTTTATATAAAAACATGATTTCACCTCACTTATTGAAACAATTATATTTTAGCATACTTTTTTAGATATGTAAATAAAAAAATTCAGAAAAACTGAAAAAATTTTCAAAAAAGGTATTGACATTCCAGAAATAATGGAACAATATATAAACAACTTCAGAAAAACTGAAATTGAAAGAGGGTGAAAAAATGTCAGTTGGAAAACAGATAAGGATATATTTAATAGAAAAAGGAATTAGTCAAACTTGGGTTTCAGAGCAAGCAAGAATTGCTTTACCAAAATTAAATGCATCTTTAAATGATAAAAGAAAATTAGATGTTGAAGAATTTTCTTCAATCATAAATGTTTTAAAAGAAGATGCTAACAGATTTTTACAAAAATAACCACAACCCGATACTAAAAAAGAAAGAAGGTGAGAACATGGAAGAAGGAAATGAAGAAGTAGAAAGATTAACTCCAGCAGATATTGCATCAAAATTGAAAATGAGTGTTGAAGGAGTTAGAGCAGCATTGAGACAAGATAAATTTCCGTTCGGAATAGCTTTTCAAGGTAAAACAGGACAATGGAATTACTTAATAATTAAAAGTAAATTTGAAAAATGGTTAAAAACTGTTTAAGAAAGAAGGTGAAAACAAATGAAAAGAAAACTAGATACAAATAAAATATACAACTTTATTGGACGAGCAGTAGTATATAGCACATTATATATAAGTGCAGTAGCATTTATAGTTTGGGCTTTTTGTCAAAATACTATTTATTAGGAGGAAAACAAATGGAAACAACAAGACCAAGAGGGACAGACAATGCAAAAGTAATAAAAGTTATACAAACAAAATCTTTAATTGGGAGAGGAACACCAAAAGACCCAGCAAGATATGTTTATCAATACTGGGATTTTAAAGGAAAGCTATTAGCAAGTTGCGACACATTAGATGATGTTATTGATTAGAAGATTTCTTTTGAGACATTTTGTTATCAGCAATATTAGAAATTTCTAAAAATAATTGTTCTTCATCATGACGAGTAATATACCATTTATCAATTAGTAATTCAATAAGCTTTAACAATTTTTCTGCTTCGCCAGAGTCAACTTCAACAATGGTATTTATATCACTTTCCATGTGGGCACCAATGTTACCTATTTTTCGTACAGAATCGATTGCTTTCCATTGAGAAGAAGTAACTTTATTCTGTAATTCATTAATAGCATCAGCAAGTTTAGATTTTTTAATATTCCAAAAATCTCTAATCATACCTTGCAGACATCTACGAGAAAGAGTTGCAGAAGCTTTTGGACTCAAATTTACTATTGAATAGGCTTCTTCGTAATCATCACGAATTGCCTTTGGAATATAATCAGGATATTGTTTGGCAGAAGATGTTGGGTTTACTAATACACGAAATGGTTTTTTAAATCCTTTACCTAAACTTGATGCGATAACACTGATATTTTCACATTCAGGACATTTATACATATCTATTGATATACAATCAGTAGTAGTGAAGTAACCACCACCATTCATATTGAAACCATGACCTATTTCATGAGAAAAAGAAGGGTAACTAACATGATGAGTATCATCTGTAACAGGCAATGTTATTCCACAAAATGGACAATTATAACTAGACATAAAAATACACCTCACTTTCGAGGGTATTATACAATAATTTACAAAATTTTACAAGAAAGGAGTTGAAAGAAAATGTTAACAAGAAAAGATAGAAAAATAAAAAATCAAGAGGCAAAGATAGAAAACAGAAACATATTAATTGCAGATTTGCAAAAGAAAAATGAAGAACTATCAAATGAAAATATAGCAGTATATGAAGAAAACAAAGACTTAAGATTTGAAAATGAAGAACAAAGAGAATTGATAGACAGAATAAAAAGAATAGCAACTTCAAATGCATACAACAATGAAAAAGCTATTTTAGGAAAAATAAAAGAACTAATTTCAGACAGCGAATCACAAAATTAGTTCATAACATAAACTTATATAAATTCATATCTATTTTAGTATATCACTAAATCTTAGATATGTCAAAAGGAGAACAAAAATGTTAGAAAATAGAATGGTCGAAGATGACTATATAGAAACAAATAATGATTATGACAGCTATCTAGAATATTTACTAGAAAAAGATGATGAACAATATGAAGATGAAATATATGAAAGGTTGAGTGAAGAATAATGCAAGATTTAAGTTTATATCAAATAACAAATGCATTTCCAATACTGATAGCACAGGAGAAAATGACAGAAGAAGATAAAAAGAAAGTAGAAAAAGAACTAATAGAATTATTACAACAAAAAAGCCAAAATTTAATTGGGTATACAAGAAATATAGAATTAACTATTGAAGCAATGAAAAACGAAGAAAAACGAATTTCGGAGCAAAGAAAGACATTAGAAAATAGACTTACAAAATTTAAAGAGTACGTTAAAGAGGGTATGGAACAAGGTGGTTTTAAAAAACTAGAAACACCATTAGGAACATTAAGCATAGCAAAGAACCCACCTAGTGTAGAAATTATAAATGAAGATGAAATTCCTAGCGAATACAAAACAGAAATTGTAACAGTTAAAGTAGATAAAACAGCAATAAAAAATAATTTTACTAAAACAGGAGAAATACCAGCAGGAGTTAATATAAATACACAAAATACAAGTTTAAGAATAAAGTAGGGGGGAATAAAAAATGAGTAATGAAATAAATGCTTTAAGTATTATAGATACAGTAGAAATAGATAATATAGCCAATACAATGGCAAAAATACAACAAATGCAAAATGTTGTTCAAAAGACTTTAAAAAAAGGTCATGATTTTGGAGAAGTACCAGGAACAAGTAAACCAACATTATTAAAACCAGGAGGGGAAAAAATTTGTATGTTATTTGGATTAAATCCAGAATATGAATTTTTACAAACAACAGAGGACTATGACAAAGAGTTTTTCTCATACAATATCAGATGTACGTTATTTAGAAATGGACAACCAGTTGCACAAGGTGTTGGAAGCTGTAATAGTAAAGAGAAGAAGTATAGATTTATAAACGTTGATGAAATACCAGAGAATTATATAGGACAAAGTGAACAAATTACAGATAAATATGGAAGAACAAAATATAAAATAAACAATCCAGATATATGTAGTTTAGTAAATACAATATTAAAAATGGCTAAAAAAAGAGCATTTATAGATGCAGTTTTACAAGTTGCTAGCTTAAGTGAAGTATTTACACAAGATGTTGAAGATATGGGAGATTTTATACAACAAGAACAAGATGCAACATTAACTATAGAACAAGCTAAAAATCTTAAATTAAGTTTTGGAAAATATAAAGGAACATCATTAATAGAGTTAGCTCATAAAGATGGAAACTATTGTGACTGGCTATATAATAATGAAAAAACTGACCCTATTATAAAAAAAGCATTAATGATGATATTAGATGATGTAAATAAACAAAGTTCAGAAATGATACAAGAAGAAAATCAAGAGAATATAGAAGAACAAAAGTAGGTGGTTAAATGCAAACTACAGGAACATTAGAAGAAATAAACATAGATTATAAGACTGGAAAACCCAAAATAAGCTTTCTAATTGATGGAAAGGACAAGTTATCAGATATAGAACAGTTAAAAGGCTTAAAACTTAAAATAGAAGCAAAGAGATTTAGAAAGAAAAGAACAACTAATGCCAATAATTATTTTTGGAAACTTTTGCAAGAATTATGTGAGGAAGAAGAAATAGACACAATAGAAGAATATAAAAAAAGAGTAAAGGAACTTGGAATATTTAGAAGATTTAGAATAGAGACAGAGAATATCAAAACATTTGAAAAAATGTGGGTAGCACAAGGAATAGCTTGGTTCTGTGAGATAGCAGATACAACATATATAGGAAGTACAGAATTTAAAATAATAAATGCATATTATGGTTCAAGTTCTTTTAATTCAAAGCAAATGTCAAGATTAATAGATGGAGTAGTTCAAGATTGTAAAGCTTATGGAATAGAAACAAAATCAGATGCAGAAATAGAAAGTTTATTGAAAGAGTGGGACAAGAAATGAAACGATATTCAATATTAAATAATTTAGATAGATGTTTCTTTTGTGGTAGACCAGCAGAGTGCACTCATGAGGTGTACTTTGGCTCAGCAAATAGGCAAATTTCAATCGAAAATGGATTTTGTGTGGGTTTATGCCACAAAGAACATAATATGTCAAACAACTCTGTACATTACAATAGAGACATGGATTTAGAGTTAAAAAGAGTATATCAAAAAGAATATGAAAAAAATCATACAAGAGAAGAATTTATAAAATTAATAGGAAAAAGTTATTTATAAAAAATATTAGGAGGAAAAGAAAATGGCTAATAAAAATGAAATAGTGATAAGTATAGAGGAATATAAAGAATTATTATTAAAGGATAAACCTAACAATAAAGATACAATGTTGTTAGATAGAATTAAGACATTACTATATGAACATGTAAAATACGAAAAGGACTGGGATGGCAATATAACAATAGATTTTAAACATGATAGCAAATTCTGTGATGAATTAATAACAACTATAAAAGTAATAGATAAAGAATTTTACAAGGAAATGCTTAAATTTGTTTGTGATGAAAAAGCTAAAAAAGATGCTGAAAAATCAAAAATGGAAAAAGCAAGAGCAATAAAAGATATAGATAAATAATAAGACAACAGGGATAAGACAAAATAAAGTTTTATCCCTATTTTACGAAAGGAGAAAGCAAATGGATAAAAGCAGTTTCTTAATATATTTGGATTATGAAGAACAATTCAATTTGCTAACAGATGAACAAGTAGGTCAGCTTATGAGAGCAATAATCAAATATGAGAAAACTAGAGAAATACCACAACTAGATGGAGTAATAAAAATGGCTTTCTCTTTTATAAAAACACAACTAGATAGAGACAGAGAAAAATACGAAGCTAGATGTGAAAAAAATAGAGAGAATGCAAAAAAAGGTGGCAGACCTAGAAAAAAACAAAAGGATAATATAAAAACCGAACGGTTTTGACAAAAACCAAATGGATGCAAAAAAACCCGATAATGATAAAGAAGATGAAGAAGATAATGATAATGAAGAAGATATAGATAATGATTTATTATTAAAAAAAGAAAAAGAAGAAAAGCTACAACAACGATTTATTGAATGTTTAAATTCTTTCAATACAAACGCTATTAATGAATGTATAAAATATCTTGATAAATTACCATTTGAGGTTATAGATTATGTGCTGTCGAGAACTTCGGGAATTAAATATCCTAACTGGAATTATGCAGATACAATACTACAAGACTATGTAAGAAGAAAAATAGATACTGTAGAAAAAATCCAAGCAGATGAAATTGGATTTAAAAGTCAAAAACAAGACACAAGCAAGGTGGTAGATTTTTAGATGAATAAAGATGAATTTAAAAGACAAATATCAAAAATTCAAACAGCATATAACAAGATATTTACAAAAGAAGAAATGACAGTTTGGTATGAAGAATTTAAAAATACAGATAAAACAGAATTTGAAACAGCTATTGAAAGAACAATACAAGAAGTTAAATTTATACCAAAGATAGCAGATATAAGAGCAAGAATAGCAGTAAATCCAATAGATTATTATGTGAAAGACCCATACAGATATTTATATAAAAACTTGGAGTGGGGAGAATTTATAGATTAAAGGAAGTGATAAACAAATGAAGATAACACAAAAAGACAGAATTATAAATTATATCAGACAATTTGGAAGTATAACAAGTTGGGAAGCATATCAAGATTTAGGAGTAATGCAATTAGGAGCAAGAATAGACCAACTAAAAAAAGAAGGCTATGAATTTACAACGGAATGGGTACAAAAGAAAAATAGATTTGGAGAAGATGTAAGTTTTAAAAGATATTATTTAGCGGATATGGTAGCAGAAAATATGAACCATATACCAAAAATTTAGGAGGTAGTTATGATAATAGTAAGTCAAGGTAAAACAGCACATATAAATTACGACAATATCGAAGCGACATATTTATTAAAAAAAGATGACAAGATACAGATAAATATGAGAGGGAATTATGATTATACAATAGGAGAATATGAAACAATGGAAAGAGCAAAAGAAGTATTACAAGAAATAATAAAATCTTATAGAAAGTATAGGACAGCTGAATGCGATGGGCCTGCTAAAGTACTACAAGAAACAACAGTTTATGAAATGCCAGAGGACTAGCCTATGAAACAAATAAAAAAGAATACACTATGTTATTACTGCTTAGGCTGTAACAAGCAAGAATGTGAAGAATATAAGCCAGTAATAAGATGCAAGAATTTTATACCAGGAACAGAAAATTGGCAAGAGATGTTAAGAGAGGAGCTAAAGAAAAGTGAACAAATACAGAAATAAAAAAGTAATAGTAGATGACTACATCTTTGATAGCATTCAAGAAAGTAGAAGATACAAAGAACTAAAGCTATTACTAAAAGCAGGAGAAATAAGTAACTTAGAATTACAACCAAGATTTTTGCTACAAGATAGTTTTAAAAAAAATGGAAGAACATTCAGAAAGATAGAATATATAGCGGATTTTAAGTACATAGAAAATGGTAAAACAATAGTTGAAGATGTAAAAGGAATGCAGACAGACGTATTCAAACTAAAACATAAAATATTTGAGAAGGTTTATCCAGATTTGGAATTAAGAATAATAAAATAAAAACCCTCACTTAGGAGGGCTGAGCACTTATTATGATAAATGCTACAAACAGTGAAAATGATAAAACTACAAGACATGCTAATAAAAAGCCCTTAATGATATCTTTCATAATGCCTCCTTTAGTGGGGTATAGAGATACTATAGTATCTCAAAAATTATTAAGTTAAATAAATTATAGCACGATATTAAATGGAAGTCAAAAAAGGCAATGTAAATCAGAATATATAGAGTTTAAGAGAAAGGGATTTAAGATATGAACAGAAAATGTAAGATAGAATTATATAATGGCCATTTTGAAAATGCAAAAAGATATGGTATACCACATGCACAATTAATTATAGCAGATATACCATATAACCTTGGAAATAACGCATATGCGAGTAATCCAAGTTGGTACATAGATGGAGATAACAAAAACGGAGAAAGTAAACTAGCTGGAAAAAGTTTTTTTGATACAGATAATGACTTTAAAATAAATAATTTCTTTGATTTCTGTACTAGATATTTAAAGAAAGAACCGAAAGAAAAAGGACAAGCTCCAGCAATGATAGTATTCTGTGCTTTTGAACAAATGCAAATGGTAATAGATGAAGCAAAAAAACACGGATTAATGAAGAGCTATCCACTAATATTTGTCAAAAATTATTCGGCATCAGTATTAAAAGCTAATATGAAAATAGTAGGAGCAACAGAATATGCAGTTGTTCTTTATAGGGACAAACTACCTAAATTTAATAATGGTAGAACGGAAGAACAAAAAGGAAAAATGATATTCAACTGGTTTGAATGGAAAAGAGATAGCTCAAAGCAATACCCTAAAATACACCCAACACAGAAACCAATAAGCTTACTAAAACGATTGATAGAGATATTTACAGACGAAGGTGATGTAGTAATAGATCCAGTAGCAGGAAGTGCGAGTACATTAAGAGCGTGTGCAGAAACAAAAAGAAATGGTTATGGTTTTGAAATAAAAAAAGATTTTTATAATCAAGCAAAAGAAAAAATGATAAGTGAAGATATTTTAAATGGAATTATGGAAGATGGACAAGTTACATTTGAAGCACTTATGTGAGGAGAAAAGAGATGATAGAAGTAAATGAATATGTGAGAACAAAGAATGGAGTTATAGATAAAGTAGATGCTTTATATGGAATGATAGAAAATACAGTACATTTAGAAAATCAAAAATGGTTTGATACAAAAAACATAGTAACCCACAGCAAACAACTAATAGACTTAATAAGAATTGGAGATATTGTAAATGAGTATAGAGTAAAAGCAGTATATTTAGAAGGTGCTACAAAATATATAAAATTAAGTAATTCTTATGAGAATGGAAAAGGTATAAGAATATATGATAAGGATATACAAACAATCTTAACAAAAGAAAAATATATAGCTAATTGTTATAAAATAGGAGGAGAAAATGAAAAAATATAAATTATGGATTAGAAAATATAACTTATTTAAAAATGCCAATGAAGTAATTGAAGAAATAATTATAACAAATGACATATACCATGAAATTGGATATATGTATTGTACATCACTTGAAAAAATTGAAAGGATAGATTATCAAGAAATAAAGGAGTAAATAGAATATGAAAAAAATAATAATAAGTTTATTCATAACAATATTAGTTATATTAATAGGGTGGTTATTAAAAGATGTTGCAATACCAAATGTTAATGCAACAAATGATAGATTTATTAAAATATATGACCAATATTCAAAAGATACATTTAGAATATATTATGATAAAAAAACAAAAGTAATGTATTTGATTACAGAGATATATAAAGGCGGAGGAATAACAGTATTAGTAGATAAAGACGGAAAACCATTATTGTATAGAGAGGAGTGATACAAGTGAAAACAGCAGATGAAATGTTTGAAGAACTAGAATATAAAATAGACAGAGATGAACAAAGAATAGTAATCTATAAAACAAATTGTACAGGTTCAATGATATATTTATGTGTATTTTATAATACTGATGACGAACGTTTTAGATTAAAAATATATGAACAATACATGAATATAAAATTACTACAAGCAATAAATAAAAAATGTCAAGAATTGGGGTGGATATAATGCAATTGTTTGAAGATTTAGTGAAATGCAAAGACTGTATGAACAACATAAATAGCAAGTGTATTTTATACCCGGGAAAAGATGTAAATGAAAAAGATACAGGTTGCTGTGTAGGAATAGACAGAAACAATAAACAAAAACTTGTAGGAGGTATTTTAAGTGGAGAATAGTATAGAAGAAGATATAACAAAAGTAAATACATACATAGAATTAGTATTAGAAAAAAATTACTGTAATTGCAATGAATTAAATACAATTTTAGGAAAACATTGTGATGGAAGTAAAAACGTAGCTTATGCAATGCAACATATTTTATCAGATTATAAAAAACTACAAGAAGAATTTAAACAAGTAGATCGCGAATGTAGTAGATTAGAAGAAAAAGAAGTTAAACTAATAAAAGAGAACGAACATTATAAAGATTTAATATGTGCATTAGGAACTTATTATGATATTACAGAAGAAGATTTAGAAGAATGTATGAAAAATGATAGATAAGAGGTGGTTTAAATGAACGAAGAAGAAAAGAGAGCTATTGAATTATTAGAAAATATAAAAAATGACAGCTGGACAACAAAATATATAATGTCTAGTGATAGTAAAAATGCAGAAGTATTATTAAATCTAATAGAAAAACTGCAAAAAGAAAATGAAGAATGGAATAGAAAATTTTGTGACTTACAGAATTTATATTTTAAATTACAAGATGAATCGGAATCAAAACGAAAAGAATATCAAGAAACATATAAAGATGTTAGAGAAGAACTTAGAGAATTAAAAAAAGAGAATGAAGAATTAAAGAAATTAATGGCACATAAAAATTACTATACACAAAAACTAGAAGAAGATTTATTTGAAAATGCTAGAAACTATGTTATTCCAATTCAAGAAGTAAAAGACAAGATAGAAGAATATAAAAACACGCTAAAAACATGTAATAAAGTAAAAGACATAGACAGAATAAAAGCAATTAATGAAAGAATATTAGAGTTAGAAGAACTACTAGAAGGGAGAGAATAAAAATGGCCATAAAAAATTACACAACAACTATAAATGTAAATAAAACCATAGGAGAAATACAAGAATTATTAAGTAAACATGGGGCTACTGCGATTATGACAGAATATAGTAATGGAAATGTAACAGGATTAAGTTTTAAAATTATGACTTCCAGAGGAGAATTTGGTATTAGGTTACCCTCAAATACAGACAGAGTTTTACAAGTTTTAAAAAATCAAAGAAAAAACAATAACCAAGTTAAAGATACCTTTGACCAAGCAAATAAAGTTGCGTGGCGAATAATAAAAGATTGGATAGATGCTCAAATGGCAATATTGGAAACTGAAATGGTGGAAATGGAACAGATATTTTTACCATATGTTATGAATAATAAAGGTCAAACTCTATACGAAGCATTTAAAGAAAACAGAATATTATTGGAGGACTAACATATGACAAAAGAACAAGCAATGCTAAAAGAAAAAGACAAAATAATAGATTTAATGGCAGAAGATATATATAATTATCAAATAGAGTGTAATAGATATTTTAAAGATAAAGAAGAAGTAAAACAATATTTTGAAAATAAAGCAAAAGAATTATTAAATAAATAAAAGAGCATACTACATCTAAAGAGTTTATAAAGAGAATCTAAAGAGGTGTAGTATGCAAGATAAAGAAATAATAACAAAATGGAAACAAGGACTAAGTAAAAACAAATTAGCAACAATGTATAAAAGACAATATAATCAAGAAATAAAGATAATAAGAAGTACAGTAAGACACAGACATGATGGAAGATACATAAGCAATTATGAAGCATTAGCTTATGTTGAAAGAGTAATATATAAATATTTGAAAGAGAGGTAAATAAAGATGAAACTTTTACATTTAAAAGGGAAAGATATAGATGAATACATAGCAATTGATAAAATAGAAAGGTTTCAAATTTTAGGAATAGAAAATACAATAAGGTATACAGTAGATATAATTGTAGGTAATAGACCATCTCCTTTAGCAATTAATACATCAGAACCACAAGAAATAGTTAAAAGTTTATTAAAAGTAATTAATACAATAGATAATGAAATTATAGAATATACAGTAAAAGAAGCGGAGTGATACAAATGACAATAAATCATATATACAACATAGTAGTAAGTACAATGGCAGAATTAGAAAATATAAACTTATTAGACATAACAAAAAGAAAACAAAATCAAGAACAATTGAATAAGGCATATAAGATTTTAGATGACTTAAAAGATGAATTAATAAGAGAAAATATAAAAAGGAGGCACACTAATGAATAAAGACTTTTTAGATAAAATAGAAAATACAAATAATGAGCTAGAAAGGTTAAGGCAAAGAATAAAAAGAATAGAAAATAAAGAATGCACAGTAATAAAAGATAGTGTACAAGGAAGTAGTACAAGCTATCCATACATAAAACATAATTGTGTAATAGAACGGTGTTGAAATACCAAAAAATGCAGGACTAAAAAGAAAATACAAAAAGATGATAAAAGACAAAACATATAAGCTAGATAAAATGAGATTGCAATTAGAGTATGAATTAAATTATGTAGAAAATGCAGAGTTAAGAGATATAATAAGATACAGATATAATGATAATAAAACGTGGTTACAAATAATGTTTTTAATGAATTATAATTCAGAAGAAAAAGCAAGAATAAAATTAAAAAGATATTTAGAAAAAAATTAAAAATGTACGTTTTGTACGGTTAAAAGATGATAAAATATTATTAATGAAAAATGTAATCGTTCAGTAATGGACAAGCCCAAGATTACAAAAGTATTAGCTATAAATAGTTTGTGTGTATAAGAATAGATGTTTTAAATGTCTATTCTTTTCTAATAATGGTTTGACAAAAAGATAAATATATATTATAATTATACATAGAATATTAACATAGTTAACAATAAATATTTTGAAAGTAGTTATATTTGTTTTATGGGTAATTCTAATCATATTCGACCCAATTTCAGCAATTGTTTCAATAACATCAGAGTTAATTGATAAATTTGAAAAGGGAAAAAGAAGAATGGAGGAGAGGCCTATGAAGAAAAAGAATGGAAGGAATCTTGGGGATAAATTTTTAAAACGGAATGGCCATTTGAAGCGAATATAATGATAACAAAATATTTGTTAAATCCCAAGAACGGTGCAAATCCGTACATTCCACCAGATTATTAATAAGAGCTTATCAAGTAAGATAGGTTCTTTTTTTTATTGTTATTACCAGTATGCTAGGTAACTGATAATATAGATTAGCTGTTTGCACTTTGTTTATAATAAACCCCTTAAAATTATTATTACAGAACTTTCCTAGCGAGTTCTAATATATTTGGGAATAGTTAAATTGGTATAACAACAGGCTTTGACCTTGTTATTCTTAGTTCGAGTCTAAGTTCCTAAGCCAAGTTTTATAAATAAAAGAAAAGAGGAAAAGATATGGAAGAAATAAAAAAAGAAGTAGCAGAATTGAAAGTGTTAGTTTCAAAACTGCTAGAATTACAGATTGCAGAATACAATCTCAAATATGGTTTTATGAAAACTAAGCAAGATAAGACTATGAATTTAAATTAGAATCAAAGCCTATTCGTCGAGCTGGTTTATCTGGATTTGACTTTGGAATAGCAATCAATAAAAAACTTAGCTGATTTACATGTTGAATTAAGTGACACTTATTTCCATTGGAATAACCGTAAAAATGAATAAGACATGGATTAGAATATCCAATTTTTTCAACATTTAAAATAATTGATTGTCCAAAGCTTGCTAATTGAACACCTACTTCGTGTTCATCATCTAAAGTATCTTGAAAATTCTTTATATGATTACATAATAGTTCATATTGATAGTCAGCCAAATTATAATTACGAACGTCTATATCAGGTATAGGCATAGGTTTTATAATGTTTTGATAATTAGTCAAAGCGTCTGGTAGTTTCATATATATCACCTCACTTTCATAATTTTAAATTATTATCTTATGTATGAGATGATTATAGCAAACAAAAAATAAAAATAATGTCAAAATATGTCGAAATATAAAATAAGATGGAGGAAATACTATGTCAAAAGAAGAAATAGAAGAATTTAAAGAAGAGCATAACTGCAGTACTTGTACAAAAAATATAGACTGTAAAATAGTAAGAAGAATAGATGGAAAGTTAACATGCACAGAAGAGGAAGAGATATGATTCAATGTTTAATAGATAATAAGATATGCCCAAACGGGAATAAAAAGTGTAAAGTATGTAAATTTGACAGTTGTGAGGAAGTGCTAGATATGATAGAAGAAGAGCAAAAATATAATGAAAAATGGAAATTAAAACAAATAAAGAGTGAATTACCAGAACAGTGTAAAAACTGTTCTTTTTTAGAAATTACTAATCTAAGAGAAGGTAAAGTATTTTGTCCGTACAGGATTAAAGAGAGGTGCTTAATTAAATGAAATTCAAAATAAATGGAAACACATGGGAGATATCAACAATATCAAATAAGGAAATAGATAATATAGAAGGCAATAATGGAGAAAACTTCATTCACGGAACTACCAGATATGGATTAAATAAAATTTTTATCAATGAAGATACACCAGAACAATTAAGAACATTAAAGCACGAATTGGTTCATGTATGGTTGTATGAATATGGACATAGACCAGATGAAAAAAGATATAATGAAGAAGATATTTGTGAAATAGTTGCAAGTAGCAATGATTTTATAAATGAAATAGTAGAACAATATAAACAAAATAATGGTGTAAAGATAGAACAAAGCATAGATTCCATTTTATTAGATGGAAAATAAATAACTTTTAAAAAGTTGTGAGAGGTGAAGATAAATGAATAACAAAGATTTAGTTGTTTATAACAAAGAAACTAAAGAAATAATAGCGATTATACCAGTAATAAAAGGAAATAGGTCCGCAGTATTCAAAAAAGGATATGATTCTATAATAAAAGATTGTAACGAAAAGTATATAACTGGTGATGGAAAACATATTTATTTAGAAACAGAGTAGGTGATTAGATGGCAAATGAAAAAAACTTAAAACCTGTACGAACCAAGAAAGAAGCAAGAGAAAGAGGTAGAAATGGTGGAATAAAATCAGGAGAGGTAAGAGCACAAAGAAAGACATTAAGAGAAGAATTATTAGCATTGCTAGAAACTAAAGTAGAAGATAAAACAATACGAGAAAAAATAAGTTTTTCGCTTATTCAAGAAGCTTTAAGTGGAAATGTAAAAGCATTTGAAACCATTAGAGATACAATAGGAGAAAAACCACAGGACAAATTAAATATATCTGGAAAAGTTAATAATCCATTTTCAGGAATGACAACAGAAGAGTTGAGAAAAATATTAAATGAATAATAATATAAAAGAAGAGTTGAAAAAACAAGCACGTTTGGAATTGGCCAGACGTGATTTTTTTGAATATTGTAAATTAACTGCACCAGATTTTTATAAAGATGATAGACAATTCTTAAAAGATATGTGTCATGAATTACAAGACTTTTACGAAAGTGATGATAGAATTTGTGTGATAAATATGCCACCAAGACATGGAAAATCAAGAACAGCAGGTAAATTGGTTGAATGGGTATTTGGAAACAATAATAAAGAAAAAGTAATGACAGGTTCATATAATGAAATATTATCAACAACATTTGCAAAATCAGTAAGAGATACAATAGCATCGGAAAAGACGGAAGGAATAATAGTATATAATGATGTATTTCCTAATACAAAAATAAAATTTGGCGAATCCAGCGCAAATAAATGGGCATTAGATGGAAGTGGTCAAGCAAATTATTTAGCAACATCACCTAAAGGAACTGCGACTGGTTTCGGATGTACTTTAATGATAATAGATGACTTAATAAAGAATGTTGAAGAGGCATACAACGAAAATATTTTACAAAAACAAATAGACTGGTTTAACAATACAATGTTATCAAGAACAGAAACAGGATTCAAGTTAATTATTATCATGACCAGATGGTCTAGTAATGACTTAGCAGGTTATATATTAGAAAACTATGACAATGTGAGACATATAAACTATAAAGCAGTTCAAGAAGATGGCTCAATGTTGTGTGAGGCAATATTAAACAAAGAAGACTATAAATTAAAAACTAAAAATATGAATAAAGACATTATATATGCTAACTATCAACAAGAACCAATAGATGTAAAAAATAGATTATACACAACATTTAAAACTTATGAAAAATTACCACCAGCACATTATATTATGAATTATACAGATACTGCAGATGAAGGTGATGATTATTTATGCTCAATAAATTATCAAATGTACAATGAAGAATATTACGTATTAAGTGTAATCTATACACAAGATGCAATGGAAGTAACAGAGCCAGCAGTTGCAGAGATGTTAACAAAAGACAATGTTGGAAATGCTAATATAGAAAGTAATAATGGTGGTAGAGGATTTGCAAGAAATGTAATAACAAATTTAAGAAAAATAGGAAACAGACATACAAATGTTAGATGGTTTCATCAAGGAGAAAACAAAGTTGCAAGAATATTAAGTAATTCAACAGGAGTAATGAATAATATATATTTTCCTATAAATTGGGAAGATAAATGGCCAGAATTTGCAAAACATTTAAAACATTATGTAAGAACTGGAAAGAATGAACATGATGATGCTGAGGACTGCTTGACAGGTGTATATGAAAATCCAAAACCTAAAAATACAAATATGGAAATGACTAATAAGTCATTTATAAAGATGTAACATCTACTAAGTAGGTGTTTTTTTAATAGGAGGAAAAGATGTTAAGATATAGCAAAGAAAAATTAGCAGAAGAAAGAAGTATAACAGATATATATTTTAAAGCACAAGAAGAATTAGATATAAGAAAAGAATTGTATGAGAAGTTCAGAAGAAAACTAACAGATGAAGAATTAGCAAGTTTAGATGATGAGGATATAAAAGTACCACTAGAAAGATATATATCAATAATGTCAGCAGGTTATTTTGGAGGAAAAGCACCAACTTATAAAGTAAAAGCTTTTAATAAAGATAAAGACAAAATAATCAAAGAACTATTTAATCACGAAACTAATGATGAACAAGAAATTAAAGAAATAGAAGAATTAATAAAACATATAGTTGATTATAACAACGATGGTTCACATTTCTTACATATGGTATTAGATTATTTAGTAAAAAGAGCATGTTATGAAATATATTATAAAGACAAGAAAACAGGAGAGATAACAATAACAAGAAGTGATGCACTGGAAACAGTTGCAATATGGGATTATTCATTACCTAAAAAATTAATAGGTATATATAGAATAATTCGTACATATATGGCGAATGGTGAATATCAACAAATAATAGAACTAACAACCACAGATGGAAAAAGGTATTATTATGATACACCAGAAAAGAGAAAAATATTTGGTACGCCAGCATATGAACAACAATTTGAAGATGAACCACTATTTAAAGAAAACAAAGAAGAAAAGAAACCAAGAATGTGGGACGATGATATACCAGCAACTGCAATAGAAAATTGTGATGGAATGGCGATATTTGAACCTGCAATAAGTTTAATAAAAGCATATGAAAGATGTATTCAAAACTCAAGAAATGTATTTAAATATAACGATGAAGCAATATTAGCAGTAAAAGGATATACACCAGAAAATCCAATGATTATACAAAACGAGAAAGGTGAGGATATCATAAATCCTGCAAGACAAAAAGAAGATGAGTATGTATTAACAAGTAGAGTCAGATACTTAGATGGAAATAGAGAAGTTGATAGCAACTTATGGTGGGTTGAAAAGAATGTAAATGATACAGCATTACAGAACCATAAAAAAACATTAATGGATATTATTTGTTTATGCTCATTCTGCCCTAATATGACTGATTTAGGTTTTACTCAAGCAGACAACAATGCAGCACTTGAAAAGAAATTCTTTGGTTTACAACAATACATAGCAACATTTGAAGGGGATTTTCTTGAAGGATTAACAAGAAGATGGAGAATTATATTAGAAAAATTCAACAAAGATAAGAGCAAGACATATGACTTTAGAGACATAGAAGTAAAACTAAATAGAAACTTACCTTCTGACACTGCAACAACAATTACAAACGCAATGAAAATAAGAGGATTAGTCAGTGATGATACAGTTATAAACTTATTAGGACTTGATTTAGACAGCACAAGTGAATTAGCAAAGATGGATTTACAAAATGAAGAAAACATTCAGAAGAATTTAGAACAAATGCGAATGATGGGACAAGCAGGAGTTGAACAAGACAATAAAGAAGATAAACAAGATGATAAAGTGCCAGACTTAACAGACACACAAAAAGCACAAAAACTAACAGCAGATAATAAAAAAGAACAAACTAAAATAATTAATAAACAAATAAAAAAGGAGTAATGACATGGTATTAATAAAAATTATGTGTATAGCATTATTATCTTTTGCAGCAGGAATAATAGAAGCATTCATACAAGAAATTACAAATATAAACATGTCAAGATTTATATATATTTTGCTTGGCATGTTTATTTGTTTAATATGGAAGGTATAAAAATGAATATATGGAATTATCACGATACAAAAATGCAAGAATTAAAACAATTATACAACAAGACATCAAAACAAACTCAAAACAGACTGCAAGAACTATTTGATACATTTAATTTTACAACAGAAAACATCTATAATATTGCAGATAATAAGGCTAAAAAAAGAATAAATACATATATAGAACAGTGGAAAGAACAAGGACTATTAAAAAATAATAATTACTTTACTGTATTAGCAAAAAATATTTATAGAAGAACAAGAGTAAAAAATAGTGAAATATTAGAATTGCTTATTTATAGTGCATATATAGAAGAACAAAGCAAATTAGAAGAACAAGAAAAACAAATAATGTATGAAGATGCAAATTATTACTATGAAGAACGGACAAAAAGAAGTAGATAAGAAGAAAAAGCCATCAATATTAACGATGGCTTTATTTCTTGCATTATTAGAACAACCTAATTACAGTCGGACTAACTTGGAAACAATACATTGAAGCAACAATGCAATATAATACACAACAAATATACAAACAAGTAATTTTAAATATGCAACAACAAAAAGACCTAGAAATTGATTCTAGTGAGTTTCAAACAATAATAAATAGGCAAAATAACCAAAGACTTAATATTAATGGCAATAAAATATCAGGTGCATTAGATTTACAAATGATTGGATTAAATAATCTGGCAAAAGTAGAAGGAATAAAAGAAGTAGCAGAAGATAATTCGAAAGTTAGATTTATAGCAGTAGAAGATGATAAAACTACATTGATGTGTGATAGTTTAAATAATCAAGAATTTTATATTAACAAAGAAAATGTATTTGATAGATATTATGGTGAAACACAAAAAGAGCTAACAATACAAAGAATTAGATGTAATGGATTGGCATTAGGATTAAATTTACCACCTATACAACATCACTTTCACTATTGTAGAAGTACAATTGTGTATAATTCTAATAATGAGCATATTGAGTTAGAAACAGAGAAACAATTTAATATATTTGATACAAAATTTGAAAAAGATATAAAAGAAAAATACAATATTAAAAAAATGAATACAAGGCATATAGATAAAGAGGTTTTAAAAGAACTATTAAACAATATGAACAGAGTATATGATGATTTTCCAAATATAAGAGGAAAAATTAAAGAAATAAAAGAAATAGACCATCCAAATGGTGGACTAGCAGTAGAATTACAAAAAGATGGAACATATATATTGTATATAAATAAAAATAAATTTTACAACGATAAAGTACCAAGACAATTATATGAAAAGGATGTTAAGAAACATTTTCATCCTAATAACACAACTTATAAAGATATGTCAATACATGAAACAGGGCATATAGCAGTAACAGAAATAATAAAAAAATTAAATCATAACAATAATAATGCAATAGTTTTTGATAGCGAAAATAATATAACAGTAAATAAAATATTAAATAAAGCCTTGAATAAAATAGGTGTAAATGATATAAAAGAAAAAGACTTATTAATAAGAAATATTTCAGGATATGCATATAAAGAAAGAGGACAAGAAATTATTGCAGAAGCATTTGCGGATTATTATGCTAATAAACAAAATGCTTCATTA